GGCGCTGACGGCAAAGCGCCACGCAATCGAAGAGCAGCTTAACGCTGCGCTGGAAGCCAAAGATGAAGGCTCCATATCCCACAAAACTGAGGGCCACAAAATTACGCTGACACAGCCCGTGTCTCGTAAAGTTGACGCCATTATTTGGGACAAGGTTGCCAAGAAAATTCCAACACACCTGCACCCAGTCAAAACAACCGTCAGCGCGGATGCCGCTGGCTGTCGTTACCTTCTGGCTAATGAGCCAAAGTTGTGGGCCAAGATCGCGCCTGCCTTTGCAACTCGCGCTGGCAAGATCGGCGTCAAAATCGAGACACTGTAATGGTGTCGATTAACAGGGGGCCGCGCTCTGGTGATAAAACATCAGAGCAGCAACGCAAAAGCACAATGAGAAACAAGCAGTCGTGTTCCATGCGCTACCGCAAGGACGTGAAGGTGTCACTTGGCCCAGAGCCAAATTGGGATGAAAAGGAGAAGAACGATGAAACTAAGAACGATTGATGAAATTTTGGACGAGGTATTTGCACTCGTATTTAAGGGAGACTGGTAATGGAAATTCAAATTGATCGGGGGGTGCCGATTGCGCCAGTCGATAAAAGTCGGTCGGGCAAGTGGAAAGACTTGCTGCTATCGATGAATGTTGGCGACAGTATTTTGGTAAATACTAAAACCGAAACAATGACAATTCGCGCAGCGGCCAAGGGGCTTCAAATGAATGTCACGGTTCGTGGCGAAGACGATAAATTTAGAGTGTGGAGGGTACAGGTATAATGGCTTGTTTGGTTTTTTTGACAACAAAAATTATGGAAAAGACAAAACAAATCCTTGTCAATTTAGATCACGTTAAAATGATAGAAAAATTTGTCAGTGATGATGAAGACTTGGGTGGCAATCAATCAATGTTGATCTTTACTCAAGACGATAGTGGGTATGATCTTTTACACGTTGTTGAGGATCAACAGGAAATTATACAAAAAATGTTGTGGCGTACGGGCATGCAACCAACGTGGAGGAATAATGATGGCAATTGATCTGAAAAGTTTGTCGAAGCCAAGTGGGCAACGCCCGATTATAGCGACCATTTTTGGTGAAGGCGGCATGGGGAAGACAACACTGGCTTCTATGTTTAATAGCCCGGTGATAATTCGCACGGAGGACGGCACGGCCAGCCTTACGGGCAATGACAACGTCAGCCTCTTCCCACTGGCTACATCCAGCCAAGACGTGCTGGATGCCATTGAGGCGCTTGCCACACAGACGCACGACCACAAGACGCTGGTGATTGATTCGATCACCCAGCTTAGTACGATGATTGAGTCAGAAATCGTAAATGCAGATGGTAAGGCCAAGTCGATCAATGCGGCGGCGGGAGGTTTTGGTGCTGGTCAATCTGCGGCGGCTGAAAAGCACAGGCAGATCAGAGACTGGGCTGGATCACTGGCATACGAAAAGGGCATGAATATAATCTTCATTGCCCATGCCGATACAGAGCATTTGGAGCTACCGGATACGGATAGTTACTCAAGATACACGCTGCGGTTGCATCGTAAATCTTTGGCAAACTATACAGACAATGTCGATCTTGTGGCGATGATCAGGCTGAAGACCTTTGTTCGTGGCGGCGGCGAGGGCGACAAGAAACGTGCGATTTCGACGGGTGAGCGCGAAATCATCTGCCACCCGCAGGCGGCAAGCATCACCAAAAATCGTTTTAACATCAGTGAGCCGCTGCCGTTCACTTTTGACCGCAACCCTTTTGCAGATTATTTAACAGAGTAGGAAACTCAAATGGACTTTAGCAATATCAATTTCGACGCAGTGGAAGCGGCACCATCTTTTGAGCCGATCCCCGCAGGCAATTATAAGTGCGTGATTACTGATCACGAGCAGAAGCCTACGAAGGCGCAAAACGGATCGTATCTTCAACTGAAAATTGAGGTGATTGAGGGGCCATACGCTGGTCGTGTGGTGTTCGACAGGTTGAACCTTGAGAACGCAAACGCTACGGCGGTCGAAATCGCAACTCGCACTTTGAAGTCGATTGGCGCGGCCTTGCAGGTTCCGCTGCATAATTCAGAGGAATTGCTGGACAGGCCGCTGATGGTTAAGCTGGCGGTACGCCCAGCGTCTAATGGCTATGACGCTAGTAATGACGTTAAGGGCTACGCAAGTGCGGGTGCAGCCCCTGCGGCTCCTGCGGCGGCTCCACAGGCTGCTGCCGCCCCACCTTGGAAACGGTAAATCTATTTTGCGATGGGGTGGCTTTTGCTGCCCCATTTCACAAATAGAGAGGATCGACAAATGTTGGAGATAATTTTGAAAATAGAGGTAATAGTTATGATCGTTATGTTGATTACCTCTGAGGTGGTGGGATGAAGCCAGTTTATGAAAACGAATTAGATTATTCTAATGAAGAAAAGCTGGCATCTTTTTTGGAGCAGCAATGGAATTGCACGATGAAGCGGCAAAGAAAGTTTGCCCAGTTTGATTTTGTTGCGTTGGACGGAAAAGAAATAAAAGCATTCATTGAAATGCGTAACAGAAACATCAAGCACGATAAATATGCAGACTGCTTTATTTCTGCCAGTAAATTAATTGCGGCTAAATCTTTGACTGATGTCTGCGATGTACCGTGCCTGTTTGTGGTCAGTTGGTCTGATCGGATTGGCTATGCCAATTTGACGCAAAAGTTTAAAATCGAATATAGCCAAGAGGGATGGTCGCGCAGAAATGATCCGTCTGATGTTGAGGCAATCGGATTGGTGCCAATAGATGCATTTACGTTTTTTGATGGGGTGATCGGATGAACCTTGAGAAATACATGCAACCCACGACAGTTCAGAAGATTTACGAACATTATGAGGCCAGCCGCGATAACGGCCACAGGCCGCATTTGGGTGGCTCACAGATAGGCAACCCGTGCGCTAGATCATTGTGGTATCAGTTTCGCCACGCAAGCACACAGAGCTTTGAGGGGCGTATGCTGCGCCTGTTTGAGACGGGTGACCGCGAGGAGGGACGCATCGTGGCAAACCTTCGGGCGATTGGCGTTGAGGTGTGGGAGGTCGATCCAGAGACAGGCCGACAGATTAATTACACGGCCTGCGGCGGTCACTTTGGATTGAGCCTAGATGGCATTGGCATTGGGTTTCCTGAGAGTGAACAGCCGCACACGCTTGAGTTCAAGACAATGAACGATAAGAGCTTTGCCCAGACTAAAAATAAGGGCGTCAGGATTAGCAAGCCGATTTACTGGGCGCAGTGTCAGGTTGGGATGCACTTGGCTAAGATCGACCGTTGTTTTTTCTTTGCGGTTAATAAGAATAACGACGAGATTTACGCAGAGCGGATCAGGCGGGATCGGGCAGAGGGGGCCGCTCTAATCAGCAAGGCTGAGATGATTGTATTTGATGAGAAGCCACCGACTAGAATTGCGGATGATCCATCCAAATTTGCCTGTAGATTTTGTTCCTACATTCCGATTTGCCACGGCGGTGAATTGCCAGAGGTTAATGATCGAACTGACGCCCACAGCACTCCAGAGCGGGACGGCACTTGGAGCCGCAAGGAGGGCGCGGGGGGCCATCTCTTTAATCCGTTTATGACGCCTGACGATTGGGAGATTATAGACGCTGGCGATGATTTCGTGGAGTATCAGACCCCACAGGGCGTCATTCGCAATCAGGATAACAGTCAGGAATTGAAAGAAAGGTTTTCGTGATGTTTTGGATGGATTCAATGTTTGAAGCCACAACGTGCATAGATTGCGGTGAGAAATTTGCTGAGATGGTCGATGGTAAATGCTTTGATTGCGATGAGGTTGAGTATTCGCACGGACTAAGATTTGGGGGCGTTCAGAATATGATGCAGTCTGCAATGTCCAGCTTTGCACGGCCCACTGAGATCAAGCATGAAAGTGCAGAATATATTTCAATTTATCAAAAGTATTCGGGAACCAGAGATGACCTTTGAATTACGCGACTATCAGAAAGAAGCTGTCGATGGATTGTACAACTATTGGGCAGGCAAGGCGGGTGATAATCCATTAATCGTGGCGCCCACTGGATCGGGAAAGACGGCTATTATCGCGCAAATAATTAAAGATGCGATGAGCTATCCTGACACTAGAGTTCTGGTTGTCACGCACGT